CACTGCGCAGATGCAATGAGGTATTGCGCTGTATCGGCTGAACTGTGGGAACAACAACCCGTACAAGCATTACAACAAACACGAATGAGACTGGCAGCGTATGTTGCCGGTGATTCATCTATAGGCTATTAGCAATGCAAGAAGCAAACGAGTTCGATCAATACTACCAAGAGCAGGAAGTCACAGAGAAATCTGAACAGGCTGAGCGCGATATGGCAGAGCGTCTGCGAGTGTTCGGTGTACGCCTACAATCTAAAGCAAACGATCAAGTACAACGACGCTATAGCATTGACGAGCGATGGCTGGATGATCTACGCCAGTTCAACGGTCAGTACGACAAGGTCACAGCAGCCACACTGGCAGCTAGTGGGGGCAGTAAACTGTTCGTCAACATCACCCGCAACAAGGTGAATGCAGCAGAAGCACGACTAATAGACATCTTATTCCCTACCGATGACAGGAACTGGGGCATACAGCCTACACCAGTTCCATACCTGTCCAAGATAGCCAAAGACGAAGACCCAGTTCAGAACGAAGACGGTAGCCCATTTGTAACCGATGAGGGCGTACAGGTAGAGAAGCGAGACATAGCACAAGGCGTATTGGAAGAGGCCAGAGAGCGCTCTAATGGTATGCAAGACGAGATCGAAGACCAGTTAAACGAAACCAATTATAACTCTGTGAACCGAGATATGGTTCACGATGCAGTGCTATATGGTACAGGCATACTCAAAGGGCCAGTCATACTTGGAAAGACCCGACAGAAGTGGTCTGAAGTTGTAGACGACCAAGGGCAAGTGGCTCAAGTCATTGAAATAGTTGAAGATTTGAAGCCAGGTGCAGAGCGTGTAGACCCTTGGGACTTCTTTCCAGATATGCAAGCACGATCTATAGACGATGCTGAGTTTATCTTTCAACGCCACTACATGAGTAAGAAAGCGCTTAGAGACTTAGCAGACAAGCCTGGGTTCTTGCGTACCCAAATCTCTGAAGTCTTAAAGCAAGACGCTGACAACAGTCATACAGCCACCCATCTGCAAGAGATGCAGTCAATGGCTGGTATCAGTTCAATGGACAATAGACGCTTTGAGGTTTGGGAGTATCACGGCCCAGTAGACAAAGATGACCTGATTGCTGCCGGTGTAGAAGTAGATGAAGACGATGTGTTCACTGACTACAACGGTGTGGTCTGGTTTAGTGAAAACCGAGTTATTAAAGCTGTTATCAATCCAGCAGACACAGGCGAAATGCCGTATTGCGTGTTCAACTGGGAAGGTGATGACACTACGATATTCGGTGTAGGTATTCCGTTCTTAATGCGTTCTAGCCAGAAAGTATTGAATGCTACATGGCGTATGCTCATGGACAACGCAGGGCTATCAGTAGGCCCACAAACTGTGATTAACAGTCAGGTAGTGCGCCCAGCAGATGGCAACTGGCGTCTTACACCGCATAAAGTGTGGGAGTTAACGGACAAAAACGGCAGTGTAAATAACGTGTTTGGATCGTTTGAGATTAACAGTCACATGACTGAGCTAATCGCTTTGTTCCAGTACGCACGACAGATCGCCGATGAAGAGACAGCATTACCCCAGATCGCACAGGGCGAGCAGGGATCAGCGACAGACACAGCAAGTGGTATGTCGATGCTAATGAATAGTGCAAACACCATGCTTCGACGTGTGGTGAAGAACTTTGATGATGACGTAACTCGTCCATTCATCAAGCGGATGTATGACTGGAATATGCAGTTCAATCCGAAAGAAGATGTGAAGGGTGACTTCTGCATTGATGCTCGCGGTACAAGCAGCCTTTTAGTTAAAGAGCAGCAAGCAGTTAACTTAATGAACTTGATGAACATCTCCGCATCACCATTACTAGAACCTTTAACAAACACCGCAGCGTTATACCGCAAAGTGGTGTCATCCATGCAGATTGAAGCCGATGAAATCGTGAAGTCTACCGAAGAGATCGAGCTTGAAACACAGAATATGCAGAAGCAAATGGAAGCGCAACAGCAAGCCATGATGCAAGCCCAGCAAGCACAGCAGCAAGCACCCGCTGGCGACCCACTGGCCCAGCAGAAGCTAGAGTTAGAAGCACAGAAGATGCAGATGGACGCTCAGCTAAAAGGCGCTCAGATCCAAGCACAAGCCCAGAAGCTTCAGCTAGATCAACAGAAGATGGCCTCTGATAGAGAGTTAGATTTGGCCAAGATGGCAGCAGATAAGGGCATTAAGGTCAGCGAGATGCGCACCAAGCTTGGCATCGAGAAGATGAAAGTCCAAAGCAAAGATACGCTGTTTGAGAAAGAACAAGCGTTGAAGATGCGCACAGGCAGCGGTATTTAAATGCTAGTCGATGTGCATTCGTCCACATGGATAAACCTAGCTGAGTGGGCTAATAGTGAAATCGAAGCTAAGCATGAACTGCTTGAGATGACTCGACTGAGCCATGAAGACACGCAGTTCATCCGAGGTGAAATTAGTAGTTTAAAAGCGTTACTGGCCATGCCAACGGATTCGCCGTTGCACATCGCCAGTGGCAATTATGAGTAAACACAGGGCCGCTATTAACTGCCGCCGAGGGTGTAACTAATGAGTACCGAAAAAGTAGATGATTTTGATTCAGCATTTGATGAGTTTTCAACTGAAGATGAAACAACCAGCGCAGAGTTAGCGCCAGAAGACACAGAGTTTGTTGCAGAGACTGAAGAGACCGAAGAGGTTGAAGAGGTTGAAGAGGTTGAAGCAGCAATAGAAGATCCGGAAGAGGCGTCAGACGAAGAAGACATCTGGGCCAATGCCGATGAAGGGCTTAAAAGTGAATACAATAAGCTCCGAGATAACAATGACAAGCTGTCCCACCAAGCGAAAAGTAACGCAGGACGGATTGGCGCACTACAGCGCAAGTTAAACGAATTTCAAGCAACTTCACCTGCCGGCGGTAGTACACCATCCGCAACCGAAGTGGCTGAAGCCATGAAGACCCCCGAAGCTTGGGCGTCTTTTAACGAAGAGTATCCTGACATTCACGACGCGATTGAGTCCCGTCTTGAGGTGGAAAGGAGCCAAAACCAAGCAACAATGGATCGAGCGCTTCAACCTCTGCGAGCAGCGGAAGAAGAGCGTCACGTTAGCAATCAGTACGCCGCCTTAGAGGCCGCTCATACCGATTGGAAAGACGTGGTGAATAGCGAATCTTTTATTGATTGGCTGCAAGAACAACCTAACGCGATACAGCAGTTATCGAATAGTAATGACGCTTTTGAAGCCTCTACGCTGCTCGACTACTACAAGCTAAGTCTGCCAACGGAAGAGATTGCAACAACTTCAACCGTCACAAGTATTCAGCAAAAGCGAGCTAAGCAGTTAGAAGATTCTACTGGGGTTAAATCAAAGCGGGGGCCAGGGGCTACCGGAGTTATCCCACCAGATGATTTTGATACTGCGTTTGAAATGTTTGCTGCTGATAATCGCTAGTTAAATTATTAGGAGGCCATCATGGCTAACACAGAATATGGTGATATTTCACCTCGTACCGCAGCATTTGCTGCTAAAGAAATGCTCAAGCGCGGCATTCCATACTTAGTATTAGAGAAGTTCGGTCAGGCACGTCCTTTGGCCAGTAAGTCTTCAAAAGTACAAAAGTTCCGTCGCTATAACAGCTTGGCACTAGCCACTACTGCATTGACCGAGGGCGTCACGCCAACAGCAAAGCAGTTAGCTGCAACTGACGTTACAGCCACCTTACAACAGTATGGTGACTTAGTAACTATCAGTGATGTTGTTATTGACACTCACGAAGATCCCGTATTGCGCGAAGCTTCTGAAGTGTTAGGTGAGCAAGCTGCTCAATCAGTTGAGACGGTTCGTTTTAACGTATTGAAGGCCGGCACTAACGTACAGTACGCAAACGGTACTGCTCGTAACGCTGTAAACACTGAGATGACTTTGGCTGACCAGCGTAAAGCGACTCGTACCTTGAAGCGTCAGAATGCGCGTCAGATCACTTCCGTAGTACGAAGCACACCTTCTTACGGCACTGAGGCTGTTGCACCTTCTTATATCGGTTTGATTCACCCTGATATGGACGCGGTAATTCGCGGCTTTGCTGGGTTTGTACCAACTGAGAAGTACGGTTCAATTACTCCACACGAAGGCGAGATTGGTAAAGTAGAAGACGTTCGTTATATGTGTTCTACGATCTTTTCATCAATCGCCAACGGTGGCGCAACTAAGGGTGCAATGATCTCAACTGGCGGCTCAACTGCTGACGTATACACTACGTTGATTGTAGGCCGTGACGCTTACGGTATTGTTCCGCTGAAAGGTGGCGCAAGTCTAAGCCCAGCCGTTGTTAACCCCAAACCTTCCGATAGCGATCCATTGGCCCAACGTGGTCATGTTAGCTGGAAGTCTATGCAAACCGCAGTAATTCTAAACGATGCCTTCATGGTTCGTATTGAGTCTGCTGTAACTGACTAACCACTAGGTTAGTTTCCCCCAAAGGGCGCCCTAATCGGCGCCCTTTTTTTATGGAGTAAACAAATGACTGAAGTAGATACCGTTGAGGTTACTAACGAAAAGCCAGCCGCTAAAAAGCGGAGCGCTAACAAACCCAGCCGTGTAAAAGTGATCTTCCACAATCAGGATGGCGATCTAGGTAAAGGTGATATTTTTGTATCTGTAAATGGTTATGCCTATCAGATCAAACGTAACGAACCAGTAGAATTGCCTCCCGAAGTGATCGAAGTGATCGACAACGCGGTCATCACACACATGGAGCGAGTAGACGGAGTTGATACAACCCGTGACTTGCAACGTTTTCCCTATTCATTGGCGGGTTAAACTTTGAATTATCTGGCACTTTGCGACAAACTGTTAAAAGAAACAGGACTTAGCGATCAAGGCGTAGCTTCTGTTATTGGCCAAACTGGTCTTAATAAGAAGTCTGTTGATTGGATTAACCGAGCCTGGACTGAAATACAGAATCTCTATGATTGGGATTTCTCTTGGACGACAGCATCTTTTAGCACAGTAAATGGCCAACAAAACTATGATCCAGTAGATAACTTGGCGCTATCGCCAGCGTTAGGTAAATGGATCACAAGTTCTGTACGCATCACGGACAGCAATGGGACTGGGTACTTAACCTTTGTTCCTTGGGCTACATGGCTGCGTACTACATTTTCAAGCGGGAAGCCTACCAGCTTCACGATTAGACCAGACAATCAAATATCGTTTAATACACTGCCTGACGCGGTGTATACGGTTAGCTTTGATTATTTTAGGACTCCACAACAGCTATCTACAAACACAGACGAGTTGTTGTTAGCAGAGCAGTATCACGACGCAGTTTTATATAAAGCCATACTTTATGTAGCGGCTGAGCAAGATGCTCCTGAGTTGTACCAAGACGCGCAAGCTCAGTTAAACATTAGGCTGTCCTCTATGGGCATAAGTTCTCTACCTACGATTACTTTAGCTGAAAGGCCGGTGGCTTAATAATGGCAGTTCAATCTCAAGCATGGCCTCTTATTGGCGGTCTTGATCTTGTCAGTCCTGCAATTCAGATAAGCGCAGGAAAAGCCATCTTAGCTCAGAACTATGAGTGTTCTTTAAACGGTGGATACCGTCGCGTAGATGGGTACAAGATATTTGATGGCCGCACAAGTGGAACATCTTTAGCAGTGCCAGGCAGTGGCCCTATTAGAGGGGTATGGGAGTACGGCGGCGCAGTATACGCCTTCCGAGATAACACTGGCGGTTCAGCAGGAGTGATGCACAAATCAACTTCAAGTGGTTGGGTTGTTGTTTCGACACCAACACTAGCGGCTGGGGGGCATTACGAGTTTGTAAACCACAACTTTGGAGGCCACTCTAGCACTCTAAATATGTACGGGTGCAATGGTGTAAATAAAGCGTTTCAGTTTAACGGCACAACACTAACATTACTAACTACTGGGATGACGACTGATACTCCGTCTCATATCAATGTGCATAAGAACCATTTGTTCTTGTCTTTTTCTGGCGGCTCAGTACAGCATAGCGGTACAGGAGATCCAACCAGTTGGACTCTAAATACTGGCGCTGGAGAGATTGGTATTGGTTCTGAAGTAACAGGGTTAAACAGTATGCAAGGTAACTCCTTGGCTATTACTGGCGTTAGCCAAGTCTCAGTTCTATACGGCACTGCTGCTGCAAACTGGGATTTGAAATCGTATTCACCTGCCATTGGAGCAGTAAGCTATACACACGCTCAGATGGACTCAGACCTTTACTATTTCAATGGTGATGATCTAAGTAGTCTTACAGCGACACAAGCCTTTGGCGACTTTGAATCTGCAAGTATTTCATCTTTCGTTAAACCTTTTTTAGATGCTCGTAAAAATAGCACTGTTGGCGCAACTGTTAACCGTGACAAGAATCAATACCGTCTTTTCTTTAACGACAAGACTGTACTGGTAGGAACAATTGTAAACCGACAGCTTGTGGGTTTTAGCACTTGGTTGTTAGAACACATACCAAGCTTTGTTACAGAAAACTACATGGGATGCACCGATGGCAGCGTAATGCTCATGGATAGCGGAACGTCGTTTAATGGCACAGCTATTCAGTCATTTTTGCGTCTTCCATTTACAAATTTAAATAGTCCACACAAGAAAAAACGTTACCGAAAAGCAACACTAGAGCTAGCAGCAGGTAGCCAAGCAACATTAAATTATCTGGCAGACTACGATTATGGAACAGGCGGTTCATCCGTAAGTTCATCAACCACAGTTTATGGAGGTGGTAGTTTCTGGGACGTTGGATCGTGGGATAACTTTGTTTGGTCTAGCGCCGTAGTGGCTTCAGCAGAAGCTTACTTAAATGGCAGTGGAAGGAACATCAGTTTATTGATCGTTCACACAAGCGCTACTGATCCCTCTTTTACATTGCAGGGCGTACAACTGAATTACTCTTTACGAGGCTTAAATAGATGAGTGCCACTTTTACTAAACCTTCAGACCTTATATCGGGAACTACTGCCCGTGCAGAAGATATTAACAATCGTATTGACGCCACTGAAACTGGATTTGATAACGTTGAAGTTATTACTAACCGGACAATTAAACTTCCTGTGGGAACTTCTGGCGATCAACTAATTTCTGAATCCGCTTCAAACCGTGCATTAAAAGAAATTGGTTTTAATGCTGTTGGCGCTTTGACTTTAATTAGTTCTGCTTTCCAGTATAAAGGAAACTGGGCCACATCAACCGCGTACATTAAAAATGACGTAGTGCGAGACAGTGGAACTAAAAACCTATACGCAGTTTTATTGGATCATACTTCGGGTACTTTATCTTCAGACATTTCTAGCGCTAAACTCTCACTAGCAATTAATGTTGCAGATGTAGAAACAGCAAAGACTGCTGCTGAAACCGCTAGAACTTTAGCCCAATCTTGGGCCGAAAAAACAGACGGAGTAGTTACAGGAAGTAGTTACTCAGCTAAGCACTGGGCAACCACTGGCACGGTTGCAACAGTTAGCGCAGCGATAGCTAACGTAAACCTTACGGCTGGATCAATCG